CTTCACCAGGAATAACGATATTAGATACTCCACCTGCGTTTGCGGGAATTACAACTGAAAATACTGTGGTGCCAGCTGAACCGTTTTTTAAAGTTAAAGTGCCTCCAGCTGTAGGAACGCCAATAACCATACCTTTAATACGGGCAGGTCCAGCAAATACAGCAGAATCAGTTTGAGCGGCTGCTATAGCCGTAGATTTTACATCATATTGCATTGCCATAATTAATCTCCTTGAATTGTAAACAAAGGGGAGAAGCCTCCCCCTAGATTAATTAGCTATCAGCAAATGGTGTAGCAACAGTACCTGAACCGTTTACAACGCCAGTAACCATATATTTGTTAGCTGCGATAGCAACGATTTGAATCCATGTACCTGCAACACCGCCAGTAGTAGTACCATTTAAGTTGATAAAGTCATTAGTAGCTCCTGCTGTAAAACCAACAGCTGCACCTGAAGAATCTGTATCAATTGAAAGTACTGAACCAACATATTTATCAGTGCCGTCTGTACCAATCTTCAGTGAAGAAGTAGAGATTGTGGTTGGAACCCAAATGGTATATACAACACCTTCATTATTAGCGGTGCTTGGATCTTGACTGGGACCAGAAGTGGTTGAGTTTGTTGAAACATTGATTGCAGGTAGAGTCAGTGTCAATGCTGCTGCCAAAGAGCCACCAACAGAAACGATGCGACCACCATGAGCCTCTGGGCTTAATGTTGTGTTAGTTGTAATGTCTACAACTGTAGCTGGACCTTGTTGATAAATGCCGCCCAAAGATCTAACTGGGCCTTGAAATGTAGTTCTTGCCATAATAGTTTTCCTTCATATAAAGTTTAGCTTATTAGTCTTATATGCGTCTGCCAGGACAGTCTAATAAACCAGGATGTGCCTGGATATGTTTATTTTACAATACTTTTGCCTGTAAACGCTAGTATTTTTATATTGACTGGCAAATAAAAAAGGCCCTCCGAAGAGAGCCTTTTCCATCATCAAATGCTTAATTAAGCACCTGGTGAACCGAACATACCTAACGGATCTGACCAACCGAATGAATAACGTTCACGTGATTTATAACGTACGTTACCTGTGTCAAAGTCACCGTCCATTGAATTACTTAATGGAGTACGAACAAAGTGTTTCATACCATTAGGAACATCAGTTGTTAAGTACCAACCGTTTGTATCTGTCAAGAAGTGGTTAATTGTATAACCTTCTGGGATAGATCCATTGTTCTTAATAGCATTGATATCATTGTCAGCAGTACCAACACGTAACTCAGTTTCCAATAAGCGAGTTGCAACGAATTGCAATGCTGGTGGAACGATAAGTTTTTTAGGTTTAGCAGCAATTAATAGACCACGCTCATCAGTCCAAGCTGCGATTTGAATAACTGCATTTTCCAATGAAGTTTCGTTCAAGTCAGCTGCTGTTGATGGAGTGTTACTATTTACACCACCAGAAACAATTGGATGGGAAGTGCTAAATAAAGCAACACCGTCACCACCTGTGTATGAAGCACTGAAGCCGTTATTAATAACTGCAGCAGCCTTCACTTGTTTCGTATAAGCCATAGCTCTCGCTAAAGCCTTTGTGTAACGAGCTGATAAAGAATCATATAAGTTATCTTCAATAGCTTCTTCAGTTAAGCTGAAGCCAAGAGCGATAGTTTCATGATTGTATCTAGCTGTCCAAGCTTCTTGAGCATTGTCATAAGCGATTGCTGAGCCTTCGTTTTTGACTGGTGCTGCTGAGAAGCCTGATAGTTTTGTTTCTTCTTCAAATGAACGCTCAGAAGTCTCTGTTTCGTAGATTTCTTTATGTTCTTCGCCATATCTTGCATATTCTAAACCGAATAATGCATTAAGTCCTGGTAATAGCTCTTTTAGGAGCTGGGCACGTGAAATAGCCATGTTTTATTCTCCTTAGATGCCAGTTGAGTTGTTGTACTGATGCATAGTTGCATTTATCTTAACGATAAACTCAACAAATGTGTCAGCGCCAGTTGCAGAATCTCTTACCACGTCAATAATGCGGATAGGTAGAGTATTTGTAGTAGCTTGCGTACCTTCATCAATCGCAACTTTGGAGTTACCAGTAGTGGTAGATCCAGCGTTTTGAATTAGAGCAATGTTGTTACCAATGGCGGAAATGCCCATGCCAGCAACAGTTGTGGTAGAAGAACAAGAAACTACTTGAAACAGCGTATCAGGATCGTCTGCAACCACGGCAAAAATCTTGGTTCCAGATTTGATTGACTGACTTGCTGGGTAGAACTGTTGTTGTTGTACTTGACCAGTAGAACTATTGGTGAAACTAACACCTAAAAACACACCGCAAGGTGTAGCTGTAGTTGTGCCAGCGTCTTTCTCAATTGTTCCATCGGAAACACGTTTGACTAAATCGCCATAGAAAATGCTTGTAGCATAGCCACTTGCAATTTCCATTAAGCGAGTTGCTCCCGCAAAGACCTGACCACCAATTAAATTAACTGGTTTTAGTCCATACGGAGCGTCTACGGTTGGATAAGCCATATTAAACTCCTTAAATTAATAAATTAACCTTTGCCAAAACTAGTCGTAGATTTTCTCTCATTAAATAGAGGCATTCTAGGGTCGTTTTGACGCATAAGATTATTATCAACAGCGTCTGTTTGAGATTGCGTTTGCTTCTCATAGTACTCTGTTCTTTGCTCAACTAATTCAATAGGTGTCTTACAAAGTAATAATCCGCCAATCTCAATATTGTCTTTATAACGACTATCGGGATCAACTAACAGTTGAAATTTAGGTTGCTCTTCTGCTCTTACAGGTTCCCAGCCTTCTCTAAGTTTAGAACTGAGATTGCGTGGGTCTGCTGAGTTCAGCATTGAAACTCTAATCCATCTGTACGCAAAGCCAGCTTGTTTGTCTGGTTCTGGTAACAATTCAGGAGCTTGCCACTGTTTAGGGCGCTCATCCTGTTGACGGGTATCTACTTCACGGGGAATTCTATTTTCAGCCATTTTGGGACTCCAATTTAGTTAATTCCAGCGCATATTGCTCTGGAGAAAGTTTGAACTTTTTAGCCAAAGCTAATTGTGTCTGCGTCAGTCTAATCTTTTTTGGGGATGTAGAACGTGTAGCAGGCGCTACTACCGTTGATGGTTTTTTAACAGAGTCTTTGGTCTCTGAGTTATTATCGCCAGCGAACTTCTCTGGGAATCTTTTCTTGATTTCAGTATCTATAGCGTTCCAGTATTGATCAGAGCCAGTTGTGACTCCATCACGTTCTAGTCGTCTATGAATACCCATAGCAAGGAAACTCATATCGTCATCAACACCATACCAGCTGTTTTTGTCCAACCAAGACTGGGTTTTTGAATCCAATCGTTGCGGTTGTTGTGACTGTTCTGGTATTTTTACCTCATTTTCAGCTGTTTGTAAAGCACTTTCATCATATTGCGGTCTATAAGACGCAACTTCATGAACTTTAAACTTAGCTTCTGTGAGTTTTTCTTGTGCATCTACGACTTTATCAGAATCACCAGAATCATATGCTTCTTTATAAGCGATTCTAGCAAGCTCTAATTGTCGTTCTGCACCTTCTTTAGCGTTAGAAACGTATACTTTTTCACCTTCTGTTAGACGGCCTCTAAGTTTTTTAGTTTCTTCTACTAACGATTGTGCTACACGAATTGCTTCTTGTTGCTCACGTACTGCTTGTTCTTTTTCTCTACGCTCATCGTTAATGAGTTTTTTCATCTGAAGTAAACGTTGTTTAGCTTCTTTTGAATACTGTTCAAGATCATCATTTTCAATGTCTTGTACAATTTCTTCTGGTAGTGGTTGAGCATTCTTTTGATCTTCTTCAGGACGATCATCCACTATTTCAATTTCAATCTTTTCTTCTGCAGGTGCTTCTACTTCTGGTGTTTCCATTTCATCTGGAAATTTAAAATCATCATCAGCCATGTTAATTCTCCTTAAATACGACTAATGCCACGAGGATCTTCTACGATACCTTCGACACTGTCATCATTAATTATTCGGAATTCCCTATTGTGAATCTTCAAGCGTGTGCCTGAATTAGGGCGGGCTAATATGAAGTCACCAACCTTGCACCAAGGACCTGTAGGAAATCTTTTTTCATCCTTGTAGCAATCTGGACCCATTTTAACTACAAAGAACACTGTAGATAAAACTTCTTCATTTCTCATAGTTTCAGAGGATTTAATTAATCCACTATCAAACTTTTCATCTGCTTCTGGGATCGCACATAAGATACGAT